AATTAAAAGCTGATATAATGGAGATATTATGACATTTGAAGAACTACAACAACTAGCCGAAAAAGACCTAAAAATTAATGATACAGAATTAGATTTAGAGTCTTTAAAAACACCAGCATTACATAACAAATATTCAAAATACCATAATCAATATGTTAATTTGTTAAAAAAAGCAGAACAAGATAGAGACAGATTGATAAGAGAAAAATGGGAATATTACACAGGTAAATCTGATCCATCTGTATATCAAAGAAAACCTTTTAATCTAAAAATCTTAAAACAAGATGTGGATAAATATTTAAAAGCAGATGATGAAATAAACAAACTTGAACAAAAAGTAACTTACATTCAAAGTGTAGTAGATTATTTGGATAAGACTATTCGTATTATTTCTAATAGAACATTTCAAATTAAAAATGCTATTGAATGGCGTAAATTTACTAGTGGAGTGATTTAATGAGCAAAGAAATGATTAAAGATGAAATATTTCCTACTGAAATTTTTATTGTAGGAGATGTTTTAAGCAAAGATGAAATAGAGAATATTAAAGAAGACATTTATGGATATAATATAAGTCGTCCTAACTGGCAATCAACACCTGATTTACATACTCAACCTACTTATTCAAATTTAGTAAAAAAAATTAATGAATCTGTGCAATCTATTTTAGGTGATCATAAACATTATGCCTTTGATGGATTTCATATAACTGGTATGTGGGCTACACTTTTAAAGAAAAATGAAATGCACCGCCCACATACACATTCTAATAATATTTTAAGTGGTGTATTTTATGTTCAATCAGATGTAAATTCTAATATTCAATTTTCTGATCCACGTCCACAAGCAAGAGTTTTTGAGCCTTATGTTCATAAATTTACTAAAAGTAATTCATCTAGTTGGTGGTATCCATCTTTAGAAAATACAATGATTATTTTTCCTTCTTGGTTACAACATTATGTTCCTGTAAATCCTACTACTGATAGAATAAGTATTTCATTTAATATTATGTTAAAAGGTAAATTTGGAGAACATTTACAACAAACAACATTTTAAAAATATATTATGGAATTAGATCATAAATTTTATTATTATAAAAAGGCACTTAATAAAGAAATGTGTCAAAGAATAATAACACACGGATTAAATAAAATGAATTTAAATAAATCTGTTGGTGAAAATATTAGAGCTACTACCTTTGGAGGTAAAGATAAAGGTGCTAAAGATGAAAAAGGTAATGTATTAAAAGTATCTCAAAAAACTTTAACTATGCAAGGTTTAAGACAAAAAAAATTAGATATTAATAACACTAATGTTAGAGATAGTTATGTTTCTTGGTTAGGTGATAAATGGATATATGATTTAATTATGCCTTATGTTGTAAATGCAAATAAAGAAGCGGGTTGGAATTGGGATTTAACAGGTCAAGAGCTATTTCAATTTACAATGTATAAAGGTGGCGGATATTATGGATGGCACACAGATGGTCATTCAGATCATTTTGGAACATATAAAATGGCAATACCAGGAGTAACCAAAATGAGTGCAAATGGTAAATGGCCAAGAGGATACACAGACGATCCTATGTTAATAGGAAAAAATAGAAAAATATCAGTAACCATAAATTTAACAGAAAATAAAAATTATAAAGGTGGAAATTTAAGATTTGATATGGGAGCTCATACAGCTTCAGGTAAAAGATATGTAACAATAAAAGAAGCTAGAGACCAAGGATCTATTATAGTGTTTCCTTCTTTTTTACATCATCAGGTAACACCTGTAACTTCTGGTACAAGATATTCGTTAGTATTATGGGTATTAGGACCTCCTTTTAAATAACATATGAATGACGTTCTTATAATAGATGATATAATTCCTAAAGATTATCAAAATAAGTTGTTATATTTTTTAACTGAAACTAATTTTGCTTGGATATTTCATAAAAATTTAATAGCAAAAGATGAACAATTTAAAGATAATGAAAATAATCCTTTAGGATTTACACATAATCTTTATGATAATGAAAAACCTGTTAGTCCAGATTTTAATTTTTTTTATCCTTTGGTTTTGTCTATAACAAGTAAATTAGATGATTATAAAAAATTAATAAGAATAAGAGCTAATTTAACTTTACCAAATAAAATAAGTAAACTTAAATGGCATATGCCACATACTGATAGTTATTTTGATCATCTAGTAGCCATATATTATGTAAATGATAGTGACGGAGATACTTTTGTCTTTAACGAAACTAATGATAATTACAGTAATGGACAAGATGATATTGCCAGGATAAATAAAGGTGACTTTACTGTTAAAAAACAAATAACACCTAAGCAAGGAAGAGTAGCTATTTTCTCTGGAAAAAATTATCATACATCTTCTTGGGCAAAAGAAAGTAAATTTAGATGTTTACTAAATATTAATTTAGGAAAATGAAAATATGAAAACTACAGAATTTTTTGAAAAACATAATTATGTTCTTGTAAAGAACTTTATACCAAGAGTTTTAGCTGATTATCTATACAGATATTCTAGGGTTGTAGAGACCTCTGCTAAGATTATGGTTGATACTAAATTTCCAAAATATGACCTAGAGATATTTGGCAAGTTTGGTGATGGACAAGTTCCAGGAACATTTTATAGATATGCAGATCCTGCTTTTGATACTTTGTTGGTTCATTCTGTTCCTGCTATGGAATTTGTTACAGGTATGGTTTTACAGCCAACATATTCTTATTGGCGTATGTATAAAAAAGATGATGTCTTAAAAAGACATAGAGATAGACCTAGTTGTGAAATATCAGCAACTTTGTGTTTAGGATATGATACTTCAAACGTAAAGGATAAAAAATATAATTGGCCAATGTGGATAGATGAAACAGGTTCATTGACTAATCCAGGAAGTCCCATTTATATGGAACCTGGAGATTGTATAATTTACAAAGGTTCAAAAGTTGATCATTGGAGATTACCTTTTGAAGGTGAAAGACTTGCTCAAGTTTTTTTACATTATAGTGATCAAAATGGACCATTCGCACAATATACAAAGTATGACGCTAGACCGTTTGTAGGGTTACCTGGTTATTTTAGAGACCAAGAAAAAATAGATAAAGCTGGTGAGATAGGATACAATCTTTATACTTCTCAAATGCAAGGATTAGGTGAAGAAGGATTAGCTGAAAAATCATTAATTGAAAGAACACAGCGTGATTTTGATGACAAAAATGAAATGAAACTAAATGACACAAAAAATTCAGATACAAAAGATAAATGATGTTTATATTAAAATTACAGCAGAAGCAGATATAAGACGAGAGTTATCAGATTATTTTTCTTTTGAAGTACCTGGATATAAGTTTACACCACAATATCGTAATAGGGTATGGGATGGTAAAATACGACTATATTCATATGCCACAGGTCAAATGTATGTAGGATTGTATCCTTATTTGAAAGACTGGTGTAATAAGAAAAATGTATTTGTAAAAGAAATCAATCAAATTCTTACTTATAATACTGTCTCAGCCGCCGATATAAACGAATTAATCAAGTCTTACGACATAACTATCACACCAAGAGATTATCAAGTTGACGCATTTAAGTTTGCCTTAGAAAATGAAAGAGGTTTGATATTATCACCTACAGCTTCAGGTAAATCTTTAATATCATATATGCTGATTCGTCATTATTTAAATATAATTGATAATAAGATTTTAATTATAGTGCCTACTACTTCTTTAGTTGAACAATTATATAAAGACTTTAAAGAATATGGTTATGATGTAGAAAATAATGTCAGTAGAAAATATCACGGTTATGACATTGAAGAAGATAAAAGAATAGTTATATCTACTTGGCAATCTTTATATAAATTACCTAAGCAGTTTTTTGAAAGTTTTGGTGCTATAATAGGTGATGAAGCACATTTATTTAAAGCAGTTTCATTAACTAAAATAATGACCAAATTAGTTGATTGTAAATATCGTATTGGTATGACAGGTACTTTAGATGATAGTAAAACACATAAACTTGTGTTACAAGGATTATTTGGACAAGTTAATAAAGTTGTAAATACAAAAACACTTATAGAAAAAAAACAATTATCTGACTTAAAAATTATTTGTTTAATTTTAAAACATACTGAAGAAGAAGCTAAAAAACTTTATGGTTGTAAATACCACGAAGAATTGGAATATCTTGCTACTTCAGAAACACGAAATAAATATATAAGAAATCTAGCATTAAATTTGCAAGGCAATACATTATGTTTATTTCAATTAGTAGAAAAGCACGGAAGGAAACTTTATGAACTTATTGAAGAAAGGTCTGGAGATAATAGAGAAGTCTTTTTTGTTTATGGTGGTGTTGACGCTGAACAACGTGAAGAAATTAGATCCATTACTGAAAAAAGCGACAATGCTATTATCGTTGCAAGTTATGGGACTTTCAGTACAGGCGTTAATATTCGGAATCTTCATAACCTCATTTTTGCTAGTCCTAGCAAGTCTAGGATAAGAAATCTGCAAAGTATTGGTAGAGGTTTACGTATAGGAGATAATAAAAACAAAGCAACTTTGTATGATATATCAGATGATTTAACTTTTAAAGAAAAGAAAAATTTTACTCTTTCACACTTTCAACAAAGAATAAATATTTACAATGAAGAAGGTTTTAATTATGATATTCACAACGTACAGTTAAGGTAACTATTATGATCAAGTTAGACCTAGAAACAGCAAAAATAATTAAGTTAGTTACAGGTGAAGAAATATGCTGTATGCTACCAAAAGAATTACTAGATGATAAATCTAGTTTGTTAAGATTGCAAGAACCAATGTTAATTAAATATGTTCCTCATATTACAGGACTTGGTGTATCTGATTATATTGCGTTAGTTAAATGGGTTGGATTTACAGATGATAAAATAGTTACTATTCCTAAAAATAAAATATTAACTATATGCAACGCAACAGTACCTTTTTCTGATAGATACCAGAAGTTGTTAAAAATCAAAACTAAACAACCTTTACCTGACTACATAGAAAGAGATTTATCAGATGATGAATATGATAAACTTGATATGGATGATGAAATGTTAGAACAAACTAAAAAGAAGTTAAAAGAACTTGCTGAAACTTTTGATATGCCTAGTAAACTGAAACATTAGGTAGCTAGGTCTCTGGCAAAGCACCTACATAGGTATTATACACCCGAGACCGCAAATTGTCAAGCATCCACATAATGTAAAAAAAATATAAACCATTGACAAAATAAACATTTTATAGTATAATAATATTATGACAAAAACAAAAAAAAGAAGTGAACATTACGTTGACAATAAAAAGTTTTTAGAAGCAATGATTGACTTTAAAGATCGTTGTAATAAAGCAAATAAAAGAGGACGAAAAAATCCTCCTGTTACAAACTACATTGGTGAATGTTTTTTAAAAATTGCGAATCACTTATCTTATAGACCAAATTTTATTAACTATACCTTTAGAGATGATATGATTTCTGATGGTATAGAAAACTGTTTACAATACCTAGATAATTTTAATCCTAAAAAATCAAAGAATCCTTTTGCGTATTTTACTCAAATAATTTATTACGCATTTATTAGAAGAATCCAGAAAGAAAAAAAACAAACTAATATCAAACATAAACTTATATCGGATGCTAATTTAGATGATTTGTACATTGATCCAAAAGATGACAATAAAGACTATAAGAATCAATTTGTTGAATTTTTAAGAAAGAACACACCAACACAAGAACTTCCTAAACAAAAAGAAATAAAAATAAAAAAAAGAAAAAGAAGAGCATTAAGCACACTTGAACACTTTATAAATGACTAAAATAAAAAATGTAGTAGTGATTGGAGGTGGTACTGCAGGATGGGCCACAGCTAATTTTATAAGAGATACAATCGCACCTTATATTAATGTTACAGTTATAGCGTCTAAAGAGATACCTATTATAGGTGTAGGAGAAAGTACAACAGGTGGTTTTAATTCCTTTCTTCATCAAATAGGAGTAAATGAAAATCATTATCTCAAATCAACAGGTGCAACACACAAAATAGGAATACAACATAGAGATTGGTACACAAAAGGAAAATATTTTAATTCACCAATAGGAGAACATCGAGCTAATATGAAAAATTATCCTAGTATGGATTATGACACTTTTAAAATATATGCTGTTGCAAATGATTTGAAGAATACAACACTACAAGGTTTTTTAATGGATAATCATAAATTGCCTTTTGTTAAAGCTGATCACAAAGCAAACAATCCATATAAAACATTTATGGGATATGGAGGTTTCAAAGATTTAAGAAAAGAAAATACAGCAATACATTTAGATACTTTTAAAACTGGACAATATTTAAAACAATTTTTTTTATTAAAAAAAAACACAAAATATATTGATGATAAAATTGTATCATTTAAACAAAACGAAGATGGCACAGTAGCACATCTTGTTACAGAAAAAAATGGAAATATTGAAGGAGACTTTTTTATAGATTGTTCAGGTTTTGCTAGAGTTTTAATTGATAAAGCATATGATAATAAATTTATATCGTATAAAAATGAGTTATTAAATAATCGTGCTTTAGCATTTCATTTACCTTACAAAGATAATTCAAAAATTAGAAATTACACTCACGCCTGGGCTCAAAAGTACGGTTGGCTATGGATGATACCTTTACAAGAAAGATATGGTTGTGGGTATTGTTTTTCTGATAATCATACAACACCTGAAAAAGCAAAAGAAGAAATAGAAAAAGTTTTAAGAACTAAAATAGAAGTACAAAAAGATATTAAATTTAATGCAGGTAGATTAGAAAAATTTTGGATTAAAAATGTATTATCAACAGGTCTTTCAAGTGCTTTTGTAGAGCCTTTAGAAGCAACATCTATACACGCAACACTATATCAATTAAAACATTTTATAAGATATTATTATACTGAAACATTTAATTTTAATAATTCATATATTATTGACGCTTATAATAATGATATGACAAATATGTGGGATGAAATAAAAGATTTTATAGTATTTCACTATATTACTCCTAGAAATGATACAAAATATTGGACTGAAGCTTCCTCTAAAGAAAGATGGTCAGACAGATTAAAAGAAAAACTTGAATTATGGAAAGATAGAATGCCTAGACAAGTAGATTTTGTTAGAGGAAACAGAAATGATTTTTATAATATAGATAATAATTTATGGACAAATATTGCTCACGGTATGTATATTCTAAATCCTGATATAGCAAAAAGAGAACTTATTGAATATAATTTATGGGACCTAACCAAAAAAGAAATAGAATATGCAATTAAATATTACAAATATGCTTGTGAAAATTGTGTAGATGGTAAAGAATATTACAAAAAATATATATGAAAATAGCCTTGTTAAATGATACCCACTTTGGTGTGAGAAATGATAGTGATTCTTTTAGAAAATATCAAGTAGATTTTTTTGAAGAACAATTTTTTCCTTATTTAAAAGAACACAACATTACAACACTTATTCATTTAGGTGATGTAGTTGATAGAAGAAAATTTATTAATCATCAAACAGCTTCTGTTTTTAGAAAGATATTTTTTGATAGATTATGGAAAGAAAAGATTGACACTCATATTATCATAGGCAACCACGATACTTATTATAAAAATACAAATGAAGTAAATGCTGTAGAAAATCTTTATACTTCCTTTGATGGTACAAATGAACCTTGGATATATACAAGACCCAAAGTAGTTAATTTTGATGGGACAGATATATTATTTGTTCCTTGGATTTGTGAAGATAATTATAAAGAGTCTATTGAAGCAATACAAACTGCAAAGGCAGATTTATGTTTTGGTCATTTAGAAATTAAAGGTATTGAAATGCAAAATGGCGTTATCAATGAACACGGTTTAAATAAAACAGACTTTAGTAGATTTGATAGAGTTGTTTCAGGCCACTTTCATAAACATACAGATGATGGACATATTATATATCTTGGTGCTCAATATGAACAGACTTGGTCAGATTATAAAGACCCAAAAGGATTTCATATATTTGATACAGAAACTAGAGAAATAACACGAATCATTAATCCAAAAACTATACACAAAAAAATTATCTATAATGATAAAGAAAAGGATTATAATAACTTTGACATACAACCTTATAATAATCACTTTGTTAAATTAGTAGTTTTAAATAAAACCAATGAAGAAGTATTTGACAAATTTGTAGAAAGGTTGTATAATGAAATAACAGTATATGATTTAACTATTATTGAGGATTATTCTGATATTAAAGCAAGTGTAAAAGATGATATATTAGAAATGGGCGAAGATACAATTACATTCCTAAATAATTATGTAGATCAATTAGAAACAGATGTAAATAAACAAAAATTAAAAGAATATTTAAAATCAATTTACGTAGAGGCAAGTGAAGTATGTTAGACAAGAGAACAACTATATCTGTATCTAACTTTTGGCCAACTCCTGTATGGCACGTTCAATTAGAAGATTTTAAAACTCACCCTACAAGAGTAAATTATAATGATGATTTATATTCTTTTATAAAAGGATTAAAAGAAAAAAATAAAAGTGTTAAAAAATCTAATATTGGAGGTTGGCAAAGTGATCTTTTAGACCAAGAAAAGGAAGTAAAACCACTATGTGATGAAATATTAGAAATTTTAAAACATCTACCTTTAAAAATTACCAAAGCACAAATAATGAATATGTGGGCTAATGTAAACAATAAGTATGATTGGAATAGAATACACTCCCATCCTGAATCTTCTCTTTCGGGTGTGTATTATGTAAAATTACCACAAGAATCAGGAAAAATTATTTTTAGAGATCCAAGACCTGGTGCTTTAATGAACTGTTTAATAAATGAAAGATATGATCACGGTGAATTAAAATGGGTGGGTGCTAAAGAAACTTCGTTATTATTATTTCCTTCTTTTTTAGATCATTTTGTAGAACCTAGTATGTCTGATGATGAAAGAGTTTCAATTAGTTTTAATATTACTGCCTATTAATTTATGATTTATTTTAAAACATTAAAATGGAAGAATTTTTTATCTACTGGTAATCAGTATATAGAAGTTGATTTGCAAAAAGCACCATCAACATTAATTGTAGGCGCAAATGGATCAGGTAAATCAACTTTACTTGACGCTTTATGTTTTGTTTTATTTAATAGACCTTTTAGAGATATAAAAAAAGAACAACTAGTTAATACAATTAATAATAATGATTGTGAAATACAAGTAACATTTAAAATAGGAAATAAAGATTATAAAATCATAAGAGGTATTAAACCAAATATATTTGAAATTTATTGTAATAATGTATTAGTCAATCAGGATGCTTCAAATGTTGATTATCAACATACATTAGAAAACAATATTTTAAAATGTAATTATCGTGCTTTTTGTCAAGTTGTTATTTTAGGTTCTTCTTCATATGAACCTTTTATGCACCTACGAGCAAGATATAGACGAGAAGTAGTTGAAGAAATTTTAGACATAAGAGTTTTTAGTGATATGGATTTATTATTAAGAGCCAAACAAGGTGAATTAAATAAGGCCGTACAAGATGTTAGATACAAATATAATTTAATGTCTGAAAAATTTGAACTACAAAAAAAACATTTTGAAGAAGTTTTAGATAGAGATAATATCGATATAAGTGACAAAAGAAAACAACTTGCAGATAATGAAAAAGATAATTTAGTTTATAAAGATAAGTTAGAAAAACTTAATGAAGAAATTATATCTAAAAAACAAAAGATATGGCACAAAAGTGAATATGATAAAAAGGCTAATCAACTTGCAAAATTAGAGGCAAAGATAGAAACTAATTTATCAAATCATAAAAAAACTTTAGAATTTTTTGAAAAAAATAATAATTGCCCTACTTGTACACAAAAGATTGATCAAGGATTTAAAGCACAAAAATGTCAACACGAACAAACTAAAATTACTGAACTAGAAAAAGGATTAAAAGAATTATTAATTGAAATATCTAAAACAGAAAATAAAGTAAATGAAATGTCTGTATTGTCAGACAAATTAAATAATCTAAAAGTAGAAGTTGCTAAAATTAATACTTCTATTGATGAAATAAACAGACAATCAAATAGATTAAATGATGAAATAGTTAGATTAGAAACTGAAAAGAAAAACTCCGATAAAGTTGCTTTTGAATTAGAACAGATAAAAGAAGAACTTAAACAAGTAAATATTGAAAAAGAAAAAGTAATAGAAGAAAAAAAATATATTGATATTGCCAGAGAGATATTAAATGATACAGGTGTTAAGGCAAAAATTATTAAAAAATATTTGCCAATAATGAATAATTTAATTAATAAGTATTTACAGGCAATGGATTTCTTTGTTAACTTTCATTTAGATGAAGAATTTAATGAAACAATTAAAAGTAGATTTAGAGATACTTTCAATTACAATAGTTTTAGTGAAGGTGAAAAGTTAAGAATAGACCTTGCATTATTATTTACTTGGAGAACTATTGCCAAAATGAAAAATAGTACAAATACTAATTTATTAATACTAGATGAAATATTTGATTCTAGTTTAGATACAACAGGAACAGAAGACTTTTTTAAAATATTAAGAGAATTAACAGGTGAAAATACATTTATTATATCACACAAAGGAGATATAATGTTTGATAAATTTACTAATATAATTAAATTTGAAAAATATAAAAACTTTACGAGGCTAATATGATATATGAATTAATACCACCAACAGATCCAAGAGTGCTATCTAGTATTGCACCTTTTGACGAAAAAAATTTAAAAGAACAAGACAATCTTACACCAAAAGAGTTTGCAGATAATATGTTTGAGACTATGGGTAAATATGGTGGTATAGGTTTATCAGCTAATCAATGTGGTAAGCCTTATCGTATGTTTGTTATGGGAAATCATCCTTATATAGAAAAAGGTAAAAAATGGGTTTGTTATAATCCAGAAATTAAAGGAGTTAGTAAAGAGACAATAAGATATAAAGAAGGTTGTTTAACTTTTCCTTATTTATTTTTAGATGTAGAAAGACCTAGAGCAGTTGCTGTAAAATATTTAGATGAAAATATGAAAGAAGTAGAAGAAAACTTAACAGGTATGGTTGCTCGTATATTTCAACACGAATATGATCATATGCAAGGCATAGTATTTACAGAAAAAGTTAGTAAGTTTAAACTTCAATACGGAATGAAAAAAAGAGAAAACTCTATTAAGAAAGCACAACGACAATGGCAGATGATAGCAAGTCAAAAATAAAATCAAATAAAACTTTAACCGCATTTAGCACAGGTATAAGAATATCTGAAAACATTTCTTTAGCAGAATCTTTATTAGACCCTTGCAAGGAAGTTTTATCCAAGTCTAAAGATCATCATAGTTATCTCTTTGGTAAAACATCTTTTTTTGATAATGGATTAGATTTATTTAAAAATCCTAAATTTGATAACTTTAAAACTTATATTTTAAATGAAGCATATGAATATTTAAAAGATTGTGGTATAGATATAAATTTGATAACAATTAAACCTTCTTTGGCTTGGGTTTCCGAAATGTATAAAGGTGGTTCACATCCTCATCATAGCCACGCTCCATATTGTCAATTAAGTGGAAATTATTGGATACACGCAGAAGAAAATTCAGCTCCATTATGCTTCCATAGAGATAAAGGTTTAGCAGATATATGGCAAGA